ATGGGGGTATGGTCAAATAGGTCTTCAGGTATAGATCTGGTGTAGATCGGGTGTTTTCTAGGTATAGATGAATACCCCATTAGGTGTACATGGGGAATTTTCAGAACCCGCCCATTCAACTCCACCGAGCAACAGGCATAAAAAATCCGGCAGGGCGAACCATACCGGAAAGGGTTTGATTAGTTATCCTCGTTTTGGTTACTGGAACAGCTCCCCAACGTCCAGCCCGTCATCATCGCTGTACCGTTGCGCGGCTTCCATTTCCATCTTCGCCAGTTCCTTCTTAATCGCAGGTGACTTGCGTAAATCGGCTTTTTCCTTCTTGCCCATTTTCGCCAAGGCCTCGCGGCATTCCGTCTCCGTCCGTGGGGTTTTGGTCGCCTGCATAACCCGATACAACGCAGTTGCCAACTTCCCACCTGTTGAACGGGTTGCCCAAACGCCCGCCTTCAGGTTACCCCAAATCCGCGCTACCTTCTCCCGCGCGTCATCGAAGCCTTGAAAGTCTGCGAAGGCATCCCCGCATTTGTCGCGCAAGCCGTGAAGCGCAAGGTGGCGAATCATACCTTCATCCAGATCATCGAGTGACAAAACCACAGGTTCTTTCTCATCGTGAAAGGTGAATGTGAATTCCCCTGCATCAACATCATAGCTACGGTCAGCTACCTTATTGCGTGTAGTCATAATAACACCTCATATAATTGTACAACTGTTAAAGAACAACGCCTCCACAATCGGGCGGGGGCATTCAGCCAACCGTCCATCAATCGGGGCGCACGAGCGGAAATTTTCCCGCCGTATTTGTAGTGTATGAAATTTTCGCCACGCTGTCAATACCCAGGGTTGAATTTATTTCCGGCCAATTTTTCCGTTGGGCGAATCGGCCGCTTCTGTGAAACCACCCCCGCCAACCCCCATTGGAGTCGAGGGGGGCCTTATATCTATGACCACTTTCGGGAGCGGCATAGGGGGCAAAATAATATTGTGGGACGTTGCCCATAGTGCAACCACACACAAAAACTTTTCCCACCTAACACCCGACAAAGCCGAAACATTTCCCACCTATCACTGGACAAGGGATTTTGGTCGTGTTAAATTCTAGGGTAATGATTGGAGAACTATATGGCTCAAACAGGCGTAGATAAACTGTCACCTCGGCATGAGAACATCCTCAACTTTATCATTGCGAATCCTACGGTTCCGATGAGGAAGGTTGCAGAAGAGTTCAGCATGACGAATACGTGGCTTAGCTGTGTAGTGCATTCGGACGCTTTTCAGGCGAAGCTGCGCGAGCGTCAGGAAGTGGTGTTTCATGACTCCATCATGCCGCTGGAGAATCGTTTGACAGCACTCGCCCACGCGTCGATTGATAAGTTGGAAACGGCTCTCGAGTTTAACCAACTGTCTGCGCCGGAGGTGAGAAAGACTACTGACATGGTGTTGAAGAGTCTTGGGTACGGGGTCGGGAAAACGACTCTTAATGTTCAACAGAACAATACACAGGTGCTATGCGCACCCAGTGACCTTGTCGCGAAGGCGAGAGATCGCATCGGGAAAGGCGGGGGAGCTGTAATTGAAGGGGAGGCCAATGGCCAAACACAAGAGGAAACAAAGGCGCTCGAAGGAGATACAGCCGCCGCCGAGGAATTTTCGTCCGGTGACCAACTTAGACTGGGTGAGGTTCAGTCCGAAGGCTCCACCGTTTGCGCGGCGGCAGCGTCGGAAGGGTAGTCGTGGTGCTGGGCTGGCGTATGAAGCGAAGGCGCATAGGCACTTTAAAGAATTATTCGGGGTTGGGTATATTCCCTCCCCCTGGTTTCAATATCAGGAGTACGGAGACTCGCGGGTTCGGTGGGCGCAACCAGATGCTCTTTTGTTCCAACCGTTCCTAGGGAAATTGATTATTCTGGAGTTTAAGCTCCAACACACTGCGCAAGCCTGGTGGCAACTGCGTTCATTGTACCAACCCTTGATAAGTGCGGTATTCCCAAGGGCGTTGTGGAAACTATCTGTATGTGAGGTGGTGAATTGGTATGACCCTGCGACTGGGTTTCCAGAAGCCGTTTCACTTTGTCAGAACCCCGCAGCTGTCGAAGGGAATAATTTCCACGTACATATCTGGAATAATAGGAGTAAGTATGCAGACGTCGAAAGGACTGACCCACTCAGACTCGGGTGAGGTTATAACACTGGAAGAAGCCGTTTTGCTAGGGGCAGAAGATGCAGACTTCTACGGACGGTTTTGGTTTCCTAAGGCTTGTCGGCAATCATCGCCGGACTTCCATACGGAATTGGATCAAGCTCTTGACAGCCCCGAGAACAGGCATGTGGCGGCTAAGATTTTTCGCGGTGGTGCGAAGACGACCAAGGTTAGGATATATCTGAGTAAACGGGTTGCCTACTTGATCTCTCGAACAATCATCATTGTAGGTAAATCACAGGATCATGCTTGTAGAAGTGTTGGGTGGTTGATGCGGGCTGTTGAACACAACCATACCTGGGCGGAGACGTTTGGCTTACGCAAGGGAAGTAAATGGACGGAATCGGAGATTGAAATCCTCGCGGGGGCTGATTCGATTCCCATCAGAGTGATTGCTTTGGGTATTACAGGTTCGACCCGAGGGATTAACATTGATGACTACCGGCCTGACTTGATACTGGTGGATGACCCTTGTGATGAAGAGAACACGGCTACACCGGAGCAAAGGAAGAAGATCAGTGATCTCTTCTTCGGTGCATTGGATAAATCCCTTGCTCCTCGAAGCGAAGCACCCCATGCGAAGATGGTGCTGTTGCAGACGGTATTGAATAATGAGGATTTGATTTCCCTCTGCTGCCGTGACCCGCATTGGCTGTCGTTGGAGTTCGGTTGCTTTGATGATGCGAAGCAGAGCCGGTGGCCTGAACGGTGGAGTACGGAAGAACTGCTTGCGGACAAGCAAGCTCATATTGACCGGAATCAGTTGTCACTGTGGTTGCGGGAGATGGAATGTAAGATTGTTTCTGAGGAAGGTGCGGCCTTCACAGAACGTTGGTTGCGGTATTGGGATCAACTCCCGACAGGTGGTATTAAGATCCTTTGCTGTGACCCTACACCGCCGCCAGCTGATCCGACTGCCAGATCAAAGATAACGAGTCGTCACGATGACTGTGTGATTATGATGTTGCAGGTGACCCAGGAAGGGGTTTATGTGGTTGATTACTGGTATAAGAAAGCTCCTGATGAGGAAGAGGTGCTGGAAAAGTTCTTCGAAATGTGGCTGAGGGAAAAGGGTGGAGTGCATAAAATTCGCATTGAGACTATCCTCTTCCAGCGGCTGCTGAAGCGGGCATTGGAGAAAAAGATGAATGAGCGGCGGCAGTATTTAACTGTCGAGGGCGTGGAAGATAGACGACCTAAGCCTGTGCGCATTCGGCAGGAAATATCTTCTGTGGCCAGCCACGGGAGGTTGTTTGTTCACAGCAGTCAAGGTGAACTGATTGAACAATTTATTAGCTATCCCGATGTCTTGCATGATGATTTTCTTGACTGCTTAACTATCGGGTTAACAGGTATTGAATCCTGGATGTACAACGTGATTGACGGTGAGTTTGAACACGTTGAAGATCTTCAGGAATTGGAATATATACGAGGGGCTCCATGAAGTCGATCATTATAAAACACGGTACAGACAAACACAAGAAGATTCTTGAGGCTCTCAATGCTCGCTATCAAATGTCAGATACTGAAATGGGCAAACGAAGGAAAGTCTGGGAGGAGAGTGATGATGAATTTTCTGCCGTTATGCCGGTACGGGAAGCTGATCAACTCCGTAAAGGGGAGAGAAGTAAAGGCGATCCTCAGTATGTAACCCTGCAGATTCCGTATAGCTATGCGAGTTTGCTTTCTGCCCATACTTACTGGACGTCGGCTCTGTTTGCACGTGATCCTGTGCTGCAGTTTACCGCACGTCATGGGGAACCAGAGATGAATGTGAAGGCGGTGGAAGCTTTGATGCATTACCAAACTACCATCGGGCAACACCTTGCGCCGTACTATGTCTGGACTGCAGATGCAGGTCGGTATGGCTTGGGGGTGATCTGGCAGTATTGGGAAAAGGAAATTAACTACATTGCCTCGTATGAGGAGGTGGAAGAGAAGCTGGGCAACACAGTTATTGAAGGTTCGAAACGACAGCTTAAGACAGTGAAGGCGGTTACTGGGTATGAGGGAATGCGCTTGATGAATGTGCGTCCTCATGATTATCTGCCTGATACGCGTGTGCCTTTGACGAATCCTGAACGTGGGGAGTTTGTTGGTCGGAAGGTTCAGTTGTACTGGAATGGTATTACGAAGAAGAAAATCACTGGCCAATACATCGAAGAAAACTGTGGTGTAGTGAAGGAGTTGATGAAGGGGAAATCTTCTAGCGGTCGGGATGACACTCGTGGGGTGTTGCCTGAGCTAACCGTTGATGGAGGATCAGATCAAACATTGATCTCAGGGATTGACGGGTATGAGATGATTGTGGAGCTGATCCCGAAAGAATGGAAGCTGGGAACAACGGAATATCCGGAGAAGTGGGTTTTTACCGTAGTGGATAAGAAGGTCATCATTGAAGCTCGCCCGTACGGAGTGCTGCACAATAAATTCCCTGTGGATATTCTGGAGCCTGAGATTGAAGGGTATACCTTACACAAGCGGGGGCTGTTGGATATAGGCCGTCCGCTTAACGATACCATGAACTGGTTGGTGAATAGTCACTATTACAATGTGAGGCAGTCGCTGGAAGGTGAGGTGGTGTTTGATCCGACTAGAATCAGTGCTCGCGATGTTCTCGATCCAAACCCTGGGAAGAGGATTCGTGTAATGCCTCAAGGGTATGGGCAAGACATTCGGAGCATGATACATACGATTCATGGGACTGCTGATGTCACCAAGACTCATATGCATGACCAGCAGTTCATGGAAAGTCTCATGCAAAGGACGCTGGGTATTTCGGATTCTGTAATGGGGATGTTATCTCCAGGCAGCCGGAAGACCGCAACGGAAGTAAGAACGGCATCAAGTTCGTCTGTGAATAGAATGAAAACCATTGTGGAGTATTTCTCAGCTGTCGGCTTTTCTTCTTGTTCTCAGAAGATGTTACAAACTTCGCAACAGATGTATGATGCTGAAAAGAAATTTCGCTTGGTAGGTGATCAGATGTTCAACACGGAGCAGTTTATTGATGTGTCCCCAGAGGCGATTGCAGGGTCTTTTGACTTTGTAGCCGTTGATGGTTCGCTCCCGATTGATCGCTTTGCTATGGTGAATATGTGGACTTCGTTATTCGCGCAAGTTCGTAATCTGCCGTCGCAGGTAGCTCAGGGTTTGGATTTTTCTCGGATCTTTGAGTGGGTGGCGAATATGGGCGGGATGAAGAATATTCGACAGTTCAGAGTAGAGGTTGTGCCTGATGCGGCGGTGGAGCAGCAAAGGCAAGCCGGTAACGTGGTAAATGCAGGAGACTTAAATGGCAGAGGAAACAGATCTGGGGGAAGTCCGCGACAAACTGATAGCGCAGCGGCAGGTATACCGCTCCCTAAACAAGTCCCAGGGATGGGCCCAGCTGGTTGAAATTCTTAAACAGAATGCAGCAGCACGGACAGAATCTTTATTAGCTCCCGTAGTTAGTATGGACGATGTGGTAGCGAAGGAATGTGAAAAAGGTATTCGACTGGGTATGTTATCTGTGATACAGTATCCAGAGTTAATTATTGAAGACCTAACCGAACAGATTGAAGTTCTTACAAGACAACTTGGAGATGTAGACGATGAATGAGCAAACGATTGTGGCGGAGACTGCGGAAGCGGTTGAAGCTCCGGAAACTACTGTTGAAACACCTGCTGGCGAGGAAACAACTGAAACCAGCTCAGAAAATGCTTGGGGCGCGATGCTTGCGGAAGATGCAGGTGAAGACGAACAGCCCATAACACCAACGGTGGAGAAAGATGAATCGACAGCCTCGGAGGAAACTCCCCCAGAAGCGACACCAGAAGGTGAACAGAAACCTTCCGACGAGCCGGCGGCGGAGAAACCTGCTGAGGAGAAAGTCGAAACTGAAACCCCCGTTGCGGAGCCTGAGAAGAAACCAGAGGAAGCAGAACCTCAACCTCAGGAGACGACACCGGAACTTACTGATGAGCAACTGCAGGCGCAAGAAAGTCAATTGAAGCAACTGCGTGAAACATGGGTAACAGACCTAGCTCAAAATTATCAGTTATCGGAACAGGATAAGGAAGCGATGCTTACCGAACCTGAAAAAGTTCTGCCGAACTTAGCTGCAAGGATTGTTGCAGATGCAGTGGACATGGCGGTAAACTCTACTCGAGGGATGTTGGTGCAAGCTATGCCTGGATTGGTTCAACACCAGTTGCAGGCGCGTGATGCCAGTACCTCTGGGGAGAAGAAGTTCTTTGATGCTTGGCCCGAACTTACAGAACATCGGGAAGTAGTGGAAAGAACTTTATCGCTGTATAGACAGGTGAACCCGAAGGCAACTTTGGAAGAGGCTGTTAAGGTAGTTGGCCCGCAGGCTTGGGTTGCTGCAGGGTTGTCTGCTGAGGACTTGGTTGCGCGAATGGCGAATACGCAGAGGGTGCAAACCGTACCTGTGCAAACGCCAACAACAACACCAACCCCAGCTACACCGTCAGCGAGTCGACCAGTGACACCAACTGTCCCTGCAAATGAATTTACAGCCCTTGCGGAGGAATTTTTATCCGACGATTAATTGAGGTGTTACTATGCCAGCTATTGCAGGTTTAAGAGGTACAGGTGATTGGGGTGCTGATGAGCGTCCTAAGAATTTTCGTGAAACTATTTTGTGGCTTGGCCCGAACGGTTCAGCACCGTTGACGGCTTTGATGGCCAAGATGAAAAAGGAATCAACTGACGATCCTGAGTTTTCCTGGTGGGAAGAAGAACAGGGAATCACACGGGTGCAGTTGAATGATGCTGATGCTATGGCTTCTGGTGATACAGCGGTCGTGGTGGATAGTGGTGCTTTGGCACTTGTCCCAGGTGACGTGCTTATGGTTGAGGTTGATATTGCTACAACCTACGACAATGAGCTGGTATTGGTAACGGCTGTTGCAGATGATACCAACTTCACAATCGCCCGTGGTTATGGTGGTACTACAGCTGCGGCGATTGCGGATAACACTTGGTTCACTCGCATCGGTTCAAGCTTCGGGGAAGGTACGAATAGTCCCGATAGTGCGACCAATAACCCATCGAAGCAAACGAACTTTGCTCAGATCTTTAAGACTTCTTATGAGTTAACCAATACGGCGAAAGGTACTCGTACTCGTACTGGTGATCCTAAGAAGAATGACAAGAAACGGGCGATGTTCAAGCACTCTATTGCTTTGGAGCAAGCCTTCTTGTTTGGTAAGCCAAATGAAGATATTGATCCTTCAAATGGTAAGCCTCGAAGGACTACTGGTGGTTTGTTGCACTTCTTGGCGCAAGCCGGTCGTATTCATAAGTACTCAGCTGCGCTGACCGATATCAATGAGTGGGCTGACAATGTGTATGATGTATTTGACTACACTGGTGAAGGTTCAACTGGCGGTGATGAGCGGTTGATTCTTTGCGGTAACGGTGCAGCGAATGCGTTGAACAAACTTGCCCAGAGTGCCGGTACGGTCAACTATGGAGAGGTTGTGAAGGTGTACGGTATGAACTTGACTCGTCTGGTTCTGCCGCAAGGTACGTTCTTCCTGAAGACTCATCCGTTGATGAACCAACACCCAGTGTTCACCAATTCGGCGTTTGTGATTGATCCTCCTGGCGTTCGGTATCGTCCGTTTAGAGATACCAAGCCACAGGATAACATCCAAGCCCCCGATGCGGATACGGACAAAGGGCAGTGGTTGTCTGAGGTTGGTTGTGAGTTTAACCATCTGAAGACCATGAAATTCTTACACAACATCGCGGTGTAAGGGAGGTGAGGGTAGTCTTCTCAACGGGGAGGCTGCCCTTATTTTTATGGGTCATTGCACAATGGGCAATAGCCCACAAAAAGAGATACAGCGAGATAACGATGGAAAATCGAACAGAACAAGAATTACACCATCTTGAAGATTCTTTGCAACTGGGTCTGACAAGGTTGTATAAGGTGCTGTTTTGGGCACTTGGTATTGTGTTTACTGTCTTTGGTGTACAAGCAACAATTTTTATGAAAACGCAAAGTACCGTAACAGCTAACATGGTTAAGCTGCAAACGCAGCAGGTAGAAAACTCAGCGCAGATTGCTGGTGTTTTGAAGATTATTGAGTTTGAGGTTGACAAACGGAACCTGACTGTGGATCATGTCAGCCTCAAAGTGGATACCTTACGGAAGGATATGGAGAGGGAAGTAATTTTCCTTCAAGATGAAATAAAAAGACGGCATCGAGGTGAGCCATGAGGATACCGCACTCTACCATTGCTTCCATTGTGGAAGAAGGTTATACCAAAACAACTGGACATACATGGGAGATTGAATGGTATGTAACTACTCTTCGTGGTTATGTCATTGTTACCTTTCGCGGAACAGAGCATGATAAGGGTGGTAAGGATCGTTGGCGGGACTGGGGGAGAAATGCACTTGCTTGGCCGCGGAAATACAAGGGAACGCAACGCGGGCATTATGGGTATTGTAAAGCTGCTGTCCGTGCCCTAGATTCTGGGTTGTTGAATCTGTTGAAGAACGGGTATCCTGGGAAACCGATTGTCTTTGCAGGGCATTCTATGGGAGTCGAGAGTGCCGTGGCAGCGGAACTAGCCCATGCTGCAGGGTTGACGGTGGTTGAGTGGGTTGGCTTTGGTTGTCCTAAGATCTGGACAAAGAAAAAGAAGTTCCCCTTTACTGCTACGACATACCGTTTCAGGAAAGACATTGTGCCGTTATGGTTTCCTTGGTTCAAGCATCGCGGGGAGTATGTGCAGTTACAGCCGATGGAAGGGATGGCTACTTGGAAAGATCATGATATAAGTTTGTATCGTGATGAGTTACGGAAGTTGGAAAAAATTGCTAGCGGGGTTCTATGATGGGTGATGTGAAGGCTTTTAAATTTACTCCCTTGGAGGAGTTTGATTGGTTTCGTGGGGATACTGGAGTCTTGGTTGCTCGGTACTATCCTGGGAATACTTACAATTGTACGGTTCAACCAGTACACGATAAGCTTCGTGAAATGTGCTCCGTTTGGGAAAGTGAAGGGAAGATTAAAGTGTTTCCCCTTCACTCAACAGAAACTTTGAAGATAGTAGAGGTGCAGGATAATGACGATTCAGCTTAGTACAGCGGTGCGTAATGCACGGTTAGATCAACTGGAAACTACCGTCGGCACTGCTCCGTTTCTGGATATCCGTACAGGTGCGCAACCGAGTGATTGTGCTCAAGCGGATGCCGGTACGGAGTTGGAGCATATGGCTTTACCGAGTGATTGGATGAACGCTGCCGCTAGTGGGCAGAAGACGAAGAATGGTACTTGGTCTGGTGGTGCTGATGCCACAGGTACGGCGGGACATTTTCGGATCAAGGATAATGGTGATAGTGTCTGTCACATGCAAGGATCAATTACAGGTGTTGGTGGTGGAGGGGATATGGAAGTTGACAATACCAGCGTTGAGTCAGGGCAGACAATTACTGTGGTGACGTTTACCTTGACTGATGGGAATGCGTAATAGGAGTCAATAATGGCTATACCAAAGTATGCAGATCGAGTTGTTGAAACTTCCTCAACAGGGGGAACAGGAACTTACGATCTCGACGGTGCGATAGTTGATTTTTTCTCCTTCGTTGCTGGTGTTGGGGATGGGAGTGTCGTACATTACCTTGCCATTCCAGATGACGGTAGTGCCGGTTTCGAGCTTGGGATAGGGACGGTTACAGCAGGGACTCCTGATACCTTGTCGAGGGATACGATTATTCACTCGAGTAATGGGGGAGCGGCTGTGAACTGGTCAGCTGGTACAAGGGAGATTTCCTTGCAGTTGACTAAGTTGTTGGTTGATGAACTGAGGGCAAGGGTTAATCATACCGGTACTCAGTTGATGGCAACGATCAGTGATGCTGGGGATGCTGCTACAAGGAATGTTGGTACGACTGCGGGTACAGTTGCTGAAGGGGATCATGACCACACAGGGGTTTATGAACCTGCAGATAGTACGATTTTGAAAGATACAGATATTGGCGGCTCGGTAGCGGCGGTAGTGCATAATCATCTATTGTTAGATGTTGCGGATGCAGGAGCCTTGGCTGCTCTGAACACAGTGAATACAGCACAGATTGATGATGCGGCTGTTACGAATGCCAAGCTTGGTAACATGGGAGCCAATACGATCAAGGGGAGGCAGACCTCAACAGGGGTTCCTGCGGACTTGACAGCTGCGCAGGTAAGGACGATTTTGAATGTAGCGGATGGGGCGAATAACTACACCCACCCGAACCACACAGGGCAGGTAACATCTGTTGGTGATGGAGCTTTGACTGTAGCCGTTGCTGCCATTACAGGGCAGACAGAGACAACAACAGTTGAGGCAACGGATGAGTTACTGATAAACGACGGTGGGGCTTTACGAAGGGTAGATGTTGCGGAGTTGGCAGATCTATTCCTCCGACACGATAACACGGGAGCGAAGGCAATCAACGGTGCGCCGTATTTGGCAGTTGATACCCTTACAGATGGGGCAACGATTACTTGGACACCGACAGACGGTGTTGAGGCGGAAGTTACCCTCGGCGGGAGTAGATCGTTGGTTGTTAGTGCGGTACCAGCTGGTGGTACATGGTTGACTCTTATTGTTATTCAGGATGGGACGGGGGGTAGAACACTCTCTTATTCTGCTGATTTTGACTTCGGGGATTCTGGGATTCCTTCCCTATCCTCAACAGCGGATAAAGCTGATATGTTACTCTTTCGAAGCAACGGCACGAAGCTACAGTTTGCCGGAATTAATACAGGATATGCATAATGTTTAACAGACGAGTGTTTGGTGGGAAGAAAGAAATTACAGACCTAACGTATCGAGGGCGTAATGGAACTGCTGCGAACGGCAATTACACTTATACTAACGCGCCGATAGGAACAGCCTCTAGTACACGGTATGTTATAGCTGTGGTAGCTGCTTATGCTGGCTCAGGCTCAGCCCAAATAAACGTTACTTTTGGTGGGTCTGCAGCTGAGGGGTATGCACGCTCTGCGGCGTCAAGATCACCACTAGCTATAGCGTGGAAAAAGGTAACAACTGGCACAAGTATAGATGTTAGGGCTATTACAACGGGGGATTCCTTCGCATCTACGCATATTGGGGTTTTCACTTGTGAGGTTGCCGGTAATGGACTGGAGGTTGTAGAGTCCTCTTGGAAGTTAAATCCTTCTGACCCACAAACATTAACAGATATCGAAGTTGTTTCTGGTGGCTTATTGCTGGCAGCGACGGTAGTAAACCTCCTTCAACGATCTGTTGTGACGTCGTGGAACGGAGTAGATTCTCTTACGGAGCATTACGATGCTCTTTATGGGGATAGTAATGGGAGGAGGGCCTCTGCGCATTCCACACTCACAACTGAAGATGCAACAACGGGTGATGTTACTTTTAACTGGTCTTCTGCACCCACAGCATCAGACTTTGTTAATTGTGGTATTGCAAGTTTACAAGCTTACTAAAGAGGTATACGATGAATTATTATCAAGTTGATGGAAGTACAATCTTATTAGGCCCGATGAAACTTCCCCCTTTCTGGGCTGATTCTCAGGGCATTCAATACCCCTTAGCTGAAATGGCGAGGAAGGGTCATGCAGCAGATTTGGCAGCACTTGGCTGGTTGCCCCAGAACATCATTACAACTGCGCATGATACTGAAACGCAAGAGGTTTCTGGGTATACTGCAGTGGTGAACGGTGGTCAGGTGGATGCAACTGAGACAGTGCAGAATAGACCCTTGGCTGATGTACAGGCTTTGCGTATACTGCAGGTACAGCAGGAGGGGGTAGCTCGGGTTGCAGCTGATTTCCCAGTCATTACTGATTTTAACGTTTTGGCCATTACTGGGGCTCTGTATTCATCTATCAAAACCGATAGTTTGAATTTAACACCAGCATTACAGGGGCTACTAAATAACTACGCTGTTTGTATGGCGGCCTTGGCTACTGTTGGGGGTTATACAGATTGGAATGATGTAGCCAATTACGATGCTGTAAATGATCCCGCATGGGTGTAGGAGAAAGACATGGAACTTGACTATCGGCAACTTGACTTTATTGACTCGAAGCTGAAGGTTATCCTATCTTATCTAGAAAAGGAAACTGGGTTGAAGTTTCGGGTTACGAGTTTGTATCGACCTGGGGATGCTGGAGTACACGGAACACTACCTCTGCGGGGTATTGACTTGGGCTGCCGGAACCTTGAGGTTGGGGAAGTACTGGCAAAATTGGTGAATGAAAAGTTTGTTTATGATCCGTCTAGACCTGGGAAGACTTGTGCAATGGTGCATGACGCAGGATCGGGATTGCACTTGCACTTACAGGTACATCCGTCTACAGTAGAGAAGGATTAGGAGTAACTTATGTCGAGTACACTGAACTCATACAGAGGTGCATTAGGGGCTAGGCCTTTCGGGGTTTACCCTATCGCTGCTGGTGGGGATGCAGTGTTGCCGACGATAGATGCTAGTGTGCTGACACTGTTCGGCGAGATGGTAAGTTCTGGTTCTGGTGAGATGCTAGTTTCAGGGGAGGTGGATGCTACCCTAGAAACAATTTCCTTGCAGACAGATATAGTTATCGGCTTGGCTGGTTCGGTAGATGCCATCCTACAGAATGTTGATTTACTTGGGGAGGGAGATGTTTTACTATCTGGTGGTAGTGATGCTGTTTTGGCTGATTTATATGGAGATCTTGATGTAGGTGTGCTGGTGCAAGGGACGCTAGACAAAGGGTTTGATGATTTATTTTTGGAAGCTCATTCCGCAGTATTGGTGCAAGGTATGCTTACGGCAACACTGCAGAATGATGTTTCTCTCGGTTGGGTAAGGTTGACTGGTGTTTGGCCGGAGGAAGAAGATTCAACAGGTGGCTGGTCGGAGGATACTGTTTCTTCGGGTGGTTGGACAGAGGAAGAAACGACTTCCCGCTTTTGGGAATAGAGGGTATTTTTATGACACGTGATGAAGTTGTGACAATGCTTAAAGCTCGGTTGTCAAGATTCAATGATACGACTTTGGATGCTAAGGTTATCTTGGAGTTGAAAGCTGCGCAAAGTAGACTTGAGGGGATGGCTGTTCTTCCTTGGTTTCTGGTAAGTGAACGAGCTACTACAGAAACAATTGCTGGGGATGAACGGGTACAAGTTCCTGATGATATGATTCGGGAAGTTGATGAAGCAGCCTTGTACTACCGAGCGGCTAATGGGGCGGAGTATCCCTTGAGGAAAATGGATCGGGAAGATTTAGCTGGGCGCTACGCTGCTGAGGGAGATGTTCCCAGAGCCTATGCCTTGCAAGGGGAATACTTTCGACTCCGTCCAGTGCCGAGTAAACAAATTACTTTGGTGATGTCGTATTATAAGAAAGATGAAGTTTTGGATGATGACATTGAGAACGGGTGGTTACGGCATTACCCAGATTTACTTATGGCTGAGGCAGGTATTATTCTCGCAGCAGGTTATACGAAGAATAAAGAGGCCTTGCAGCTATTCACATCCATGCGGAGTTCTGAGCTAGATCGCTTGATGCGGAATGAGCAGGCACGAAAAGATGCAAACTATGAATATATGCGGGAGAATTAAACATGACTATTGAAGCCGCTACTTATATTGACCAGTTGGAAGAGTTATATCCTGAAGGTGTTTCGGGTATGTCGCAAGGGGATAACCATCTCCGACTGCTGAAAAGTGTGCTTAAAAACACCTTTCCGAATTTGTCTGCTGCGGTAACGGCAACTCCGGCAGAAATGAATCGTTTGGTCGGTTTGACCTCCCAAGCGGAGGAACGGAATCGGCGGGGTGCAGTGGATGGCTATTGCCCCTTAGATGCTGATACACTTGTACCCTTGGCGAATCTACCAACTAACCTGACTGGGAAGGCAGCTGCAAAATGGATTTCAGCTATTACGTTGGCTCTGGGTGGGGATGCAGAAGGTACAGTAGAGATTGATGGGGCTGGGAATGTTACCTTAAATGTGACAAACATTGCAGGGACACCGAGTGCTCACGCCCACGCAGTTGCGGATGTAACGGATCTGCCAGCAACGTTGGACACCAAGGTGAATCTTACGGATTACATCGGTTCCGTTATTCTGGCGAAGTTGCTTCCTGTTGATGGGAGTGGCTCAGGGTTGGACGCAGATTTACTTGATGGGGAACAAGGTTCTTCGTTTCTACGGAGGAACCTCGTTGCAGCGCAGCTGGTGCAGGGGAGTCCTTACTGCGAAGAGATTACCTTGACAGATGCAGCTACCATCGCATGGGATACTACAACGGGGTCAGAAGCCTCGGTGACGCTTGGAGGGAGTAGGGTATTGGATATAACAGGTACTTTCCCCCCAGCAGGAACATGGCTCACCCTTCGGGTTATTCAAGACGGAACCGGAAACAGAACATTGGCGTATTCAGCTGATTTTGCTTTCGGTGCCTTTGGGCAACCGCCACTATCGACGGGGGCAAACAAACAAGATCTTTTAAGCTTTAGAAGTAATGGTAGTAAATTGCAGTTCACCGGATTTATGGAAGGGTTTTAATCATGGCTAGAGCTACGATAAGGGTTAGTGGGCAGCATGGGATAGTTCCTGATTTACCTCAGTTGGACATACCGCCGACGGCTTGGACTCGTCTGGAAAACGTGCAGTTAAGAGAAAAGTATATTGTACGTGGGAAGGGGGAACAAGGGAATCTATTTGGTACTCCAAGTGTTGTTCCGCATTATCTTTTTCCTGCCCCCGCAGCCGCACAGCTCTATTGGTTGTATACGGATTTGGATAAGGTTTACGCTTATGTTGGCGGGACGCACACTGACATAACCAAGGTTTCCGGTGATTATACTGGAGACCTCACCGACAAGTGGATGAGTACTTGGTTAACTGGTGTGATGATTTTGAATAATGGAGTTGATAACCCGCAACAGTGGAATCCGATGGAGGCAGCAACAAAACTGACAGATCTATCGAACTGGCCTGTGAATACCACGGCGAAGGTGATGCGAGGGTTTAGAAATTATCTCGTTGCAGGTAACGTGACAAAGACTTCTGAGAATTATCCTACGCTGATTAAATGGAGTGCTCCAGCTGACCCAGGAACGGTTCCGAGTAGTTGGGATGAAACTGACCCCGCGACACAGGCAGGTGAATACCCGCTTTCGGAAACGTCAGGGGAAATTGTTGATATGGCGGTTCTCGGAAGAAACAATACTATCTATAAGAAAGATGCTATCATTATGATGTCGTGGGTAGGCGGTCAAAACATTTTCCGCTTTGATACCTTGTCCTCTCGTATTGGATTGCTGGCTTCGAACTGCGTTAAAGAATTTATGCCAGGTCACCATGTAGCTCTCACCCACGAAGGGGATGTGATTCATGTTGCTGGGAACAGGGTTCAGAGTATTGCAACGGCTCGGGTGCGAAGGGAAATTCAAACTCTACTTGATTCCGATAATCGGGAGAATGCTTTCGTTGCCCTGAGTATTGCTACCAAGGAGGTATTGATCTTTCTCCCCACGGGCGGTTCGGTGTATTGTAATAAAGTTTATATTTGGAATTATGAAACAGATGCTTGGGTAACCAGAGACTGTTCAGATATTCTAGATGCTCGAGAAGGTTTTTACGATGCAACTTCCGTGAGTGACGCTTGGGATGATGCAACGGAGAATTGGGAGGATGCAACGCGGGTGTGGGAGGAATCTTTATCTACCTCACCGAAGATAAGATTGCTTGGAGCTTTCCCAACAGATAACGATGTGAGGTTGTTGCAAGCTTCACAGAAGTTAGGGAGTCAAGCTTATTCTTCTGTCATTGAACGTCGACAGTTACCTCTCCTCGGTACGAATGGAAGGAGTATTGTTGATCCGCAAGCGGTTAAGCTGGTAACGGAAATCTGGCCTTTGGTGGAAGCCCCACGATCAATCAATATGAAGGTTTATGTTGGTATGCAAGATGTTCCTGAAGGGGATATTACATGGAACGGCCCTTACGACTTTGATCCAACTACAGATGAAAAGGTTGATGTTCTGCTCGAGGGGAAATATCCTGCAGTTCGTTTTGTTTGTGATGATGAAGTGGACTGGAAATTTTATGGGTATCATGTGGAAGTCCATGATGTTGGGAGGTACTTCTAATGGCTTACGAACCGGAAGTGTTTAACCCTCTCCTTACTGGGGAAGAGGAGACTGTGGAAAACTTGGTAGAACATATCCACAGGGAATTGACCAAGATCGCAGAGGAGTTAAAATTCCTCCATATGCTTGCTCACCATGAGGAGCCAAAGCGGGTGTATACTGGTTTAACTGTTCTTGCGGATGGAACAGATTGGAATCCTGGCTCCGGTCGGGGTATTTATTGGTATGATGGAGGAACGTCGTCATGGAAGTTTCTCGGGTAGGTGTTGAGGTTTATCCGAATGTACGCTGGGTAGACGCGGGTAATGTAGTTAATCTCTTACCCGACATTGTCGAAGGGTTCAGGTCTATTGCTGACGGAAACCCTTTAATAGATAAGTTGTATACAGTGGAGTATGTGGTACAACAACTTCAAGAGGGGAATTTTCAACTCTTTAAGATGTATAAGTCAGGAGCATTCGATGGCTATGCAATTACTTTAATCAGGGTTTACCCAAAGTGTAAGATCTTGGAAATACCCTTTGTTTGGGGAGCCTTCGGGAGAACCAATAGGAATGATATGCTGAAGATGCTTCAGGTTTTTGGAGAGTCCCAAGGGTGTGACTATGTACAGGGGTTTGGTCGTTCCGGCTGGTTACGTGGGATGGATGTTTCCTGGGAAAGAACATTATCGTTTATTTTAGAGGTTGATAACTATGCGAACAGTTAAAAAGTTTTTAGCCAAACTCGGAACCTCGGACATTCAAGGGGCTCATGGGTTTGCGGTGGTTGAGGATATACATCTCCACGGCGGCGGCGGTGGTGGTGGTGGTGATACTCAAACAGTACAAAAGGCCGATCCTTGGAAAGGCCAACAACCGTACCTGAAAGATATTTTCAAGCAAAGTCAGGATTTGTATAATAACTATGCTCCAGAATATTTCCCAGGTTCGACCGTGGCTCCGTTGAGTGGTCAGACTGGTGCATATCTTGATGCGTTGAGTACGTTCCACCAGAGCCCCTATCAGCAGAATTTAATCGGGCAAGGCTTGGATAATGTAAATTATCTGTCGAGTCTGGGTACAAACCTTGGTACTACCGTAGGGGTTGATCCTGCTGTAGGTGGGTTGGATTACTTGAACCAAGCCGTTCAGCAAAACAACGCATCGGATACTTTTGCTCGAATGCAGCAAAGTCAGATCAATCCGCAAGATCTTTATAACATTCCCCAGACGGGGGAGACGCAATCTCAACAGTTGGCGGGGCAGTTGCTAGGGAACGACCCTGGGCAAAATCCTTACGTGGATGAGTTGGTACAGCGAACGCTGGCCGCGAACACACAAAACTTCAATGATCGGGTTTTACCGGCTATTGGAGACACCGCGCAATCTGCAAACCAGTTCGGGGGTTCTCGTCAGGGGATTGCGGAAGGGCTGGCTACGGAAAGGTTGAACGATTCAAACCTGCGAACAGCAGCGCAAATTTACACTGACCAATACGGACAGGATATTGCGAGGCAGTTACAAGCAGCTGGGCAGGCAGACCAATCAGGACTTGCGGCGATACAAGCAGATCGTGGGTTTGGTTTGAACCTTGGGAATGCTTATCTGAACGCAACGAATCAAGATCTTGGAAGACAGTTGCAAGCAGCTGGTATGGAAGGTCAGTATGGGTTAAACGCAACTGGTGCGGCGTTGGATCAATATAACCAAGGGTTAAACTTCGGCCTACAGGGGCATACACGGGCAAGTGCTATGTTACCACAAATGCAGCAAATGCCGTTGACAGGGTATAATTTGCTTGGGCAAGCTGGTAGTGCTTATGACCAGTATGCACAGGCGCAATTGGCAGACGAGGCTTCTCGGTGGAATTATTATCAACAACAACCGCAAGACAGCTTCAGCAAATACGTTGCTGCCATTAACGGGTTCTCTGGTCTTGGCGGTCAAACGACCACTACGCAATCCGGTGGTGGTGGAAGCAGTAGTACAGCCGGTGCACTAGGCGGAGCCCTCACAGGTCTTGGCTTAACGTCGAGTATGTTTGGAACAGCTGGAGCCGGTTCAATGGCTGCGATGGGATTAGCTGGCCCTCCAGGTTGGGCAGTGTTAGCTGGTAGTGCTTTATTAGGTTCAGGAATACTTTAAGAGAGGTGATTAGTTATGGAATTTGATCCGAAAAGATTTGAGCGTTTACGTGATCCTGCGATCCGTAGACAGATGGCAGAAAAGATGACTGGGTTAGGTATCACCCCTGAGATGTTGCAGCAAGGGCTGCAGGCAGGTACGGGGCAACCGCAGCAACCGAGCGCGTTTGATTTCAGTCAACCTACGCTACCGGCTGGTATGGGGAGACCTGATGTTCCAATCGGACAGCATGGACTTCCTGCCCCGCCGATTACAAACCCTATCAACCCCGCACAACCTTCGGGAGCTCCGGCTATCCCAGCTGGAATGCAGGGGGAACCCGTCTCCTTACAGAATGCTGTTGCGAGACAACAAGCTGCAGGGGTTGGTAATTATCCGATACAACAGCAACAGCAGCAACAACAGCCCCAGCAACCAGCGTATAACTTTTCTGGTTTATGGAACTTTGGAGGATAACCAATGAACGATGCCTTTAATTTCAATCCACAAGCTCCTTTGACAAATGCTCCGGTGCAGCCGATGCAATTTGATTTTGGTCAACAGGAACAGCAACTAGGTAATTGGGATAAGTTTCTTCAGAACCTCGCTACGGATAGAAACTTACAACAGTCCTTGATGGTAGCGGGTGCGCAGATGATGCAGCCTGGACAGACGACAGCGGGGGCAATCGGTGCTGGTGTATCTGCTGGCGTAGGGCACTATAATCAAAGTATTGAACGTGACCGTACCACCGAGCATAGGGAGAGGCAGCTTGGGCAAGGTGATCGAAGACTTGATCAAAGTGATGAACAATTCGAAGCCTCGCAGGAACAGCAAAGGGTACAAAATGAGCGTAGTAGTCGGGAACACAACCTAGCGGAAAGACGCTTGATGCTCATGGAGAAGGAAGCGCGTAGAGAACCGACTCCTAATCTTACCGCATCTGAGCGTTATGTGAAACGGGCGAGGGAAATGGATGCTGCTGAAGGAAGGCCGGTTAAATCTGAAGCAGAGTATTTACAAGAATACACCACCGCTACATCAGTTCCCAAGGTAAACAATAACCTACTGCAACAGCATAAAATTCTCTCCCAACAAGCTTTCTTCGAAGCTCCGAAATACGAAAGTCGTTACGGGGATAAACTGCAGAAGGAAATAGGTAGATACTATGATGGTAGTGAACTGTACCGCATCGACCAAGGAATTCCTCCTTTGAGTGCTGCTGGAGAAGTTGATCCTCAGGTAGCTGAAAGGGAGGCACGAATCCAAGCTGTCCTTCGGAGACATATTGAAGAAGGTTTACACTCAACCCCTGCGGGAAGAGCGGAAAGTAAGCAGCGGTTTCTGCAGTACAACATCAACGGTAAGCCTATCTTTACTGAAGCAGATCTACAGCAATCGGATGCTTGGATTAAGTTTATGATGCTTGGTATTGATGCTGAGGGTACGCCGTAACTAGGAGTCTGTTATGACAGATAAAAAGAATTTATTTCCAGAAGAACAGGAACTGTTGAACTTCTTTGAAGCTGGGCAAAAGGGTGGCGGAGCAGTTGATACTGTTCCTGCCCCCGCGCCGATCCCAGAGCCAACCCCGCAACCCGTTCCGCAGGAGGTAGCACCAAAGGTAGCACCAATCCCCGAAGCGCCTGTTCCGAGTGTTCCCACATCTGGCGATCCTGTGTTAGATCAAATGCTGCAACAAGACACCACTCGACAGGAGTATGTTGGGGTGGATGCTTACGATACAGATATTGAAACCAGTATGCTGGATCAAGCAAAGGAGAATTTCGTCGCCAACCAAAGACTGGGGAGTATGTTTGCTAGTCGTATTCGGGGGGTTGCAGGTACTGCCGCAAAGGACTTTTTTCTTAATGAGAAGGATTCCTTGAAGGGCTTTATGGCGGAGAGCATCGGGGATTTCCTAGAGCCTTCTGTAACAGACACATTACCAGATGGTACGGAGGTGACAACAGCAAAACCTATAGGTTGGGCAATTCAAAAGCTAAACCCAAAGCTGCATGAACATCTGGATAAATTCTTTGAGCATGAAGAACGAATGGCAGACAAAGCAATTGCGGATAGGGAAGCTGAGACAGGGAAAAAGCTACAGAAAGGTGGACTGTTTGATGAGGCTATTTATTCGGCTGTTCATAGTCCTCTCCAAACAGGGGAAGGACTTGCTCTACTCTTTGCAACGAAGGGAAGGTTTAAAGCACCTTTAACATCTGCAATGAAGACTAATATTGTGTTAGCCCCTGCGGTTGCAAAAGAATATTACAGATCAAAGACGGAAGCTGAAGAAGCGGGGAAAAGTGAACTTCAATCTTTTTCCTATGCTCTAACTAACGCGGGGGCAGAGTATGCTTTCGAAGTTGGCCCGATGAACGTACTGTTTAAGGATGGTTCGTTCCTTACCAAGCTCTGGAAAAACATGGCATTGGAGATGGGAGGTGAACAGGCTACTACGTTTGTGCAAACTCTCAACCGCCACGCACAGCTGAACCCTGAATGGTCTTGGGATGATTTTCGTAGGGACTGGGGTCACGGCGCAGCTGTTACGGCGATTGCTACTCCGATATCCTCAGGTGTGCAAACGCTTGTTATCGACGGTGTGCCGAAGGCTGTGAAAAAAGCTGATGAGTTGTTCAATGGTAAATGGACTACAGAAGAGATTGTGGATCAACAAGCTCTAGAAGAAAAGATTCTGGAGAGTAAAATCTCAACCGGATATGACGTTGCGGAGAATAATCTAAAAGATGTACTGCGGCAGGTTGCTGAAGTTGACACTCAGATTGAAAAGATTGCTGGGGAACATATACCTCGGGAAGAGGTTGGTGTACAGAAACCTTTTGAGAAACCACTTCGGCCAGAAAAATTAAACCTTAGTTATACCTCCCTTACCCTACCCGAATATTCTGAAACTGCAGGTTTAACTTTCGTGGATCAGTATGGGGGAGAACAGAGTTACATTGTTCACCGTCCTCAGGCGGGGCAGGTGGTCGTCTCCACCCCCACAGACTACAGTGCGGAATCAGCTTTTAAACGGCAGCAAGAACTGGTGGATCGCTTTAAGGATGAAGTGAAACAGGGGTTTCGGGAAAAGGAAGAACTGGTTCAACCCTTGAAGGATTTGAAGGAAGCGAAACAATATACCCAGACAGAGAAAGCAGTAGCGGAAAGACTTAAGGAGAAGGTTCAGCCACTCGTGGATAAGTTCTTTAAAGGGGAAACTAAAAAACCCTCCGTGCTCGTTACGATGGGAGCTATAGATGCCAAAGGCTCGCAAAATAATCTAGGGTCTACCTATAAATTTCCTGCACGTTCACGGCATGGGGTAGATGAGTATCTGATTAGCCTTAATCCCCGCTCTATGACAGATAGGTCACGTGCGACTAGTGTATTCTTCCATGAGTTTGGTCATGCCTTCCACGATAATATGTATAGTAATTTGCCTCCAAACATTAGAGAAAATGTAGATACATTCTTTACCAAGATGCAGCAAGAATACCTTGATCGTCCCTTGGAAGATTTTATGAAGGCTGCAATGGCACCTCATAGATTCGTTTCGTGGAAGTCTAACTTTGTTTCCGAGTATATTGGTTCACAGGGAGATTTAACCCTTCGCGATACCTTGAAGACACTGAGTACTGACCTTACCATGATGGGGGTTGAGGCGAGAGAGCAGCTACAATACCTTCTTTCCCCGCAAGAGTTTTTTGCCGAACAAACAATTAAAGCTGCGGTAGGTGGAGCCTTGAGGGAAGATGCGAAATCTATCTACTCTCCCTACGCGAAAAATTTGAAAGTCTTTGCTCACACAATGTCAGCGGAGTTTGGACAAGACCTAGGGGAGACTATCAAACCTGTCCCAATTGTTAATATGTTGTACCAAAGGGCTGACTTGATGGGGCAGAAAGCTACTTGGGTTCGCCGGAAGTGGAAAGCGAGAAAACGTCACCAAGCTGCTCAGAAGGAGATCATGGAAAATCCTCCTACCATCACAGCAGGAACTCGTGTAGGTGGGATATTCGATAAGTATATTGAAAACCCTAAGGTGAAAGAGCGTGCGAAGAAAGGTGTTGATACTTTTAATTGGTTCATCTCCAAGGTCTATGGGTTACAGCACCTGAAAGAATTGAATAAACACATTCCTCAGATGGTAGAGTATTCGGATACTGTTGTTGACATGCAGACGGAAAAGATGAAGGTGCAGAACGAGGCCAACGAAATTCTTACGAGCTGGCAAGCCCTCCTGACAGAAAGGGAGATTGTGGAGCTGGATCGTCTGCTCTTCGAGGTGGATCGGGAAAGTGACGCGCAAGGAAGGTTGCTTGGAGAAGAAGAAATAATTGCCTTGGGGCAGGAGAAGGGAATCACAGTTACGGATAACATGCTCACCGTAGCCAACCGTGTTTGGGGGAGTTTCAGGAAAGCCATTCAATCAATGGAAGATGCTTACATGGAGAAATTGGCAGAAACCTATGAGCACGACCCGATTGAGAAGTTGGAACAGCAAACCCAAGCGAGGAAGAATTTCGCTGCGTTGAAGAATAGAAACTTCATGCCTCACATGAGGTCGGGAAAATATGGAGTTGGTATCCGTGCTCTTGGGAAAGTGGAAGTGGATGGGAAAACCTACTCGCGGGATCAGTTGATTGAGTTCACCCTGCACCATAACGAAAAGGCGCAACAGGTACAACTGGAAAATTTCTTGAAGAGGAATCCTGAGCTACGTGGAAAGGTGGAAGGATATCATAATGTTTTGACTGAACGGGAGATTGCGTATTACGGCTTACCACCTGCGTTGATGGATCTTCTGGAAGTTGATACAGATCTGACAGAGCAACAGAAAGCCCACTTGCGGCAATATGCATTGGAACATTCTGCCCCCGCGAGCTTCGCCAAGCATCTACAACAACGGAAGAATGTTGAAGGGTATTCCCAAGACGGTATGAAAGCTTATGGAGAATACTTTGTTAAATTCTCAAACCATCTTTCCCGCGCGAAATATGCAGGGAAACTGACAAAGATTCTAGAGGACTTTCGTGCAGACAATGCGAATAGAAAGAATGCTAACAAGCGTGGGGAGTTGGTGAACTGGCTCGAACACCACAGGGAATATATAATGAACCCTGGGAATGAGTTGGCTCTTCTTCGAGCTGCGGGATTTGTATTATATCTAGGCTATGTGCCAAAGTCAGCCTTTGTGAATTTAACCCAAATGCCACTTGTTACATATCCCTACCTAGCGTCTCGGTACAGTGACACCGATGCGATAGCAGCTTTAACAACAGCCATGCGGGATGTAGGGAAGTTTTGGAAAGAAGACAATCAAGAAAAATAATGGATTACAAAAT